TACGTAGTCAACGGATTGCTGACGAAGACCGCGCCGGCGCCGGAAATCCCGAGCAGCACCACCTGAAGCGAGTCCCACATGAAGAAGATCGTCTTCACCCTGACGGCAGCGTTCGCGCTGCTTTTTTCGTTTGTGCCTCGCGTGGCCGTCGCGCAGTTCGTCCCGGGCCAGGTGCTGACCGCCCAGCAACTGAACTCGACGCTGTCGAGCATCGCCGCGAACGCGCTGCCGGTGTCCGGTGGGACGCTGACAGGGCCGCTGCAGGGCACCGCAGCGACATTCAACTCGGGTAGCTTCGCGAGCCTATCGAGCAGCGGCCCGGTGACGTTCTCGACGCCCCTCGCGTTCGCCTCTGGCGGCACCGGCGCGACGACGGCGCTCGGCGCAACCGGCAACCTGCAGTTCCAGGCGTCGCTGTCCGGCGCCGGCGGCCGCTCGGTCGCAAGCAAGCTGAGCGACGTCGTGAGCATTCTCGATTTCCCGGGTTGCGACAAGACCGGGACGACCGATAGCACGGCGTGCATCCAGGCTGCGTTGAACTCGGGCGCGCGCACCGTCTACGTTCCGGCGGGCCAGTATCGCGAAAGCGGCCTCACGCTGCCGCAGACGCAGGGCTTCACGCTCTATGGCGACGGGCCGAACAGCGTCTTGATCCAGACAGGCGGCTCGATCGGCTATCCGGCTATCTCAGGGGCCTTCACGTTCGATTCGCACTCGACAATCCGCGACCTGAAGTTCGACGGCACGGCCGGCACCGGCAATACCATCGATACGTCCTACGCTCAGACGCTCGACCTGCTGAATCTGGCATTCAACAACGTGCCCGTCGGCTACTCGTCGATCAAGCTCGACGGCAACCCGGCGACGGGTGTCTACATGCACGACGTGCGGCTGAAGAACATCCGCATCTACTCGACGACGGCGGGCAAGGCCGGCATCGAGCTCGGTGCCTACGCGTCTGACTCGACCATCGACGGCTTCATCATGAACGGTGGGTTCGTCGTGAACTACTGCCTCTACGCGAATCCCGGTGCGCAGACAACGATGGTCCAGAACTCGCACCCGTACAACGCTGCGATCAACGTCGTTCGGTTGGCCGGCAACAACAACGATTTCGGGTTCATCGGCGACACGATCGACAACGCGCTCGGCGACGTCTTCTACATCAAGAACTCTACGCACACGCGCATCTCATCGACTTGGATCGAGTCGATCAACAGCTTTCAGCGCGGACTCGTGCTGGATGGCTCGTCGAACAATACTGCGATGGGGCTCGGCTGCCAGACCTATGGTGTGACGAATGCGACGTCATGTGTTGCTGAGATCAACGGCGCCGCAGGCAACCAGATTTTCGGTGCGCAGCTCGACAGCGCGTCGAACTACTCGACGCCGTTCAATCTGAGCGGCGCGGGCAGCTTCTATCAGTCTGTGAATAGCGGAAATTCGCTGAACGCGATGAGCGCGGCGAGCGGGGCGTCGCCCTCGATCACGGCTACCGGTTCCGACGGGACGATCCCAATCACGCTAAACCCGAAAGGCGGCGGTGGCGTGGTGTTGAACTTCAGCAACTCCGTGACCGCGAGCTACTACTCGGACACGGCTGGCGAGCTGGCGCTAGAGGTCTACAACCGATCGACGCCCACCACGAAATACAACCTGAATCTCGTGAAGTACGGAGGGCGCTTGCTGCTTGGTGGCGTCGACGACGGAACGAACAAGTTGCAGGTCGGCGGCTCCGCTGCGGTGTACGGGAACCTGACCGTAACCGGCGCTGGCGCGATGCCCTTGTACTCGACGGCTGGCGCGTTCGCCAACGCGCCGCACATGGTGAAGGGGACGGCGACGCTCGCCTCGGGCGCAGCCACGGTCACGCTATCGGGGGCTGCTGTCTACACCTCGTCGACCAGCTACGCGTGCACGGCAACCGACACGACCGCGGCAAACGCGGTGCGAGTCTCGCAGACATCAGGAACCTCGTTCGCCTTGAGTGGCACTGGAACCGATGTGGTGCAGTTCCTGTGCGCAGGAAACTGATTACACGCTGTACCAGCAGCCAGCCGCCCGCGAGGCGGCTTTTTCATTTCGGGGGATTGATGGCTGATACGCCAAGCAACGACTTTGTCGAGCGCCGCCTGCGAGCAGGAGACCAGAGGTTCAAGCAGATCCAGGCGCGCATTGACGCGAGCGACGAGCAGGTGAGGGCGCACCTGTCCGCTCAGGACAGGAAGATAGACGCGATCGCGGCCGCCGTCTGCAAGATCGAGACGAACACGCAGAGCATGGTGGACACGTGGGAGGGCGGCGCGCGGGTCGTGCGCACGATGTGCCGGCTGGCCGACGCGTGGCGTTTCATGATCCGCCACGTCGCGCTGCCGGTGGTCGGAGTCGGGACCGTCGGCCTGATCGTCTTTCGCTACGTGCGACACGAGCCGATCCCAGACTGGGCCGCAGCAGTTGTGAAGGTGCTGATCGGATGAACCCCATGACACCTCAAATCCTCTCGACGGCGCTGCAGATCCCGCTTGCGCGCGCGACGCCATGGGCCGAGCCGCTGTCGGCCGCGATGGCGCTCTACGCCATCGACACTCCGGCGCGCCAGGCCGCCTTCCTGGCCCAGTGCGGCCATGAGTGCGGCCGCCTCCTATGGCTGCGCGAAATCTGGGGGCCGACGCCCGCGCAGCGCGCGTATGACCCGCCGGCCGCGAAGGCGGCCGAGCTCGGCAACACGCAGCCGGGCGACGGTTTCCGGTACCGCGGCGGCGGCCTGCTGCAGATCACCGGCCGCTACAACTTCCGGGAGATGGGCCAGAAAATTGGCGCCGATCTTGAAGGCGATCCGGACCTGATCAAGCAGCCGGCCACGGCCGCGCGCGCGTCGGCGCAGTTCTGGGCCGACCGCGCGCTCAGCGCGTTCGCCGATGCCGGCGATTTCCTCGCGATCAGCCGCGCCATCAACCTCGGCAATCCGCGTTCGGCGGCCACACCGAACGGGATGGCCGACCGGCTCGCGCTCTGGGCATCGTGCAAAAAGGCGCTCGGCGTGGCCTGACCCCCTACCTTTCGATTTTTCGAAATTTCGCAATCCAGCCCGGCCGCGCGCCGGGCTTTTTCGTTTCTGGAACCACCATGACGACGAGATGCAGTCACGGCGCGCCGCTCGAGCGCGCCTGCGAGCAGTGCACGGCCGAGGGCCTAGCCGCGCTGCCGAAGATCGCCGGCGAGCACGCAGTGCGCGTGACCGACGTCGAGGTCGAGTACTACCCGGACCATGCGGCGCCGCGCGCGGAATCGACGACCTTCCGGCGCACGAAGCGGGAAGGGCACGCGGCCGGCCTGCGCTGCGCCGTGAGCGGCCAGCCGGCGCCGGAGTACCACCACCTGTTTTGCGAGTGGGCAGATGCCGACGCCGTCGACTGGGTGATCGTGAAAGCGATCGCCGTCGGCGAGATCACGGAGATCCCGGTGCTGGACCTGGTCACCGACCAGCCGACCGGCGAGACCTTCCCCGCCAAGCAGTCGCTGATCTGGTTGATCTGCAAGCTCGCCGAGCTGCGTGGCTTCGACTGGCAGGCTTTCGACCCCGCCGCCCCGTCCACCTTCGTCGACAGCATGGCGAACATGCTGCCGCTCGTCGCGAAATTCCACCGCTCGCCCACGCACGGCATCCACCGCCGCTCGTGGCCGACCTACGTCTTCCAGGCCCTGCCGCGCAAAGCGGGGTTCGTGTTCACCCCGGACGAGATCGTCCAGCTCAAGCTCAAGAAGGAGTAGGCCATGCCCATGAAGTCCAGCCTCGTGACCGGCGGCATCACCATCGGCGTCACCGACCTCGTTCCGACCGTCGATTGGGTGCTCGGCGGCTGCCGGGGCCCGGTGCCCGCAAGCCTGTCGTCGTTGATCGCCGGCCTGCTGGCCGCAGCGTTCCACGCCGGCGTGAACTGGTTCGCTGAGCGCGCAGAGCAGCGCAGCGCCGACGCCGCGTCGGGCGCCATTGTCGTTCCCAAGCCCGATATGACGGTAACCGTGGTCGGCGCGGGCGCTGCCGCCGGCGGCGGTGGTGGCGGCGCGATGCCGGCGCCGGCCGCGCCGACGGCGTCCTTGCCGCCCGAGCCGGCCGCGGCAGCCCCCTCGGCTTCAGCGACCTGACCGTCGACTTCTGTCGCACCTGATGTCCACACGCCGCGCCCGCGGCATTCAACTCCCGAAGGTACTCACCATGAAGAAGCTCATGCTGCTCGCGGCAGGCGCAGTGCTGGCCGTCGCATCCCTGGCCGGTTGCTCGACCGCCTCCCAGCAATCCGCAGCCGGCGCGCTGGCGACGCTCCAGACCGCCGTGAAGAACGGCTGCACGGTGGTGCAGCCGACGCTCGTGGCAGTGGCCGCGATCGACCCGGCCGTCTCGGCCGCGGCGGCCGCGAACGGGCTGTTCTGCACGGCCGCAACGTCGATTACGGTGACCTCCGCGCAGGCCCTGATCGGCACCGGCATCCCGGCGATCGAGACGGCCGTGCTCGCATCGAAGCTGATCCCTGACAACCAGAAGCCGATCGCGATCGCGGCACTCGGGGTGCTGCAGCTCTCCGTGACGCAGGCGCTGGCCGTGTACGGCCAGGCGGCAATGACCACCACGGCGCCGGCGGCCGCATCGGATGCCGCGAGCGCCGCGGCCGCGCCGGCGGCGGCAAGCCAGTGACGCCGCACGCCTACGCGCTGCTCGCGCGCGAGGCCTACACGGCGCCACCGGACATCGGTGTGGCCGACAGCGCGTCGCGCGCGATCGTGCGGCACACGGCCGGCGGCCTGGTCGTGGCCTTCCCCGGAACCGACAACGTCGCGAGCTGGCTCGCCGACCTCGACGTGCTGCCGGTCGACGTGGCCGGGGTGGGGCTGGTGCACCGCGGCTTCTGGGATGCCTGGTCGGCAATCGCGCCGGCCGTCGCCGAGGCGATCGGCGCGCAGCCGGTTACGCTCGTCGGCCATTCGCTCGGGGCGGCTCTCGCGATCTGCGCCGCGGCTGCGCTGACGAGCGCCGGCCGGGTGCCGGTGGCAGTGTACGGCTTCGAGCCGCCGCGCGTCGCCGCCGGGCCCCGCCTTGAACTGTTGCTTGCGGGCGTGCCGATCAATCTGTTCAAGAACGGCAACGACGTCGTGCCCGACGTGCCGCTCGGTTGGCACCACGCGGCGCTGCTCACGCACATCGGTGTGCCGGCGCTGCCGTTCCCGAACGTCGAAGATCACGCGATCGACCGTGTCATCGCCGCGCTCGCTCCGGCACCCATCAACTCGACACGATGAAGCGGCGCGCGAGCGTCTCGGCTTCCGCGTCGGTCATGCCGTCGAGGCCGTATGCGCGCTTGTAGAACGCGCATCCTTCGTTCATCTTTGAGACGATCAGCTTGCTGCTTGGCGTGCGCAGGCACGTGCAGTGAACGCCGACGATGATGTCGCAGCCCCAATGCTCGCATGTCCAACACGTTCCGCCGTTTATCTGGGGTGCAAACATCGCCACGCATCACCTATACTGTATAAATTCACAGTATTATTTTTGATATGAGGCGATATCGTCAATTCGAAAAAACGGGGACGGTTAGGCGTCGAAACCACTGCGCACCTAACGAGCCGTATGAAGTCACCGATGCTCGGTCCGCTATATGGTCTCGCGTCATGGTGCATACACAAGCCAGGGGACTAGAAGCGCTCGTTGTGATCCTGAGGCTAGAGAATCACGACAAGTGCTGTGGAGGAAGAATGCGGAAGCTGCGCGCGCCATCACAGTTTTCGCTGGCTGATGACATATCGGCTGTGACGGCAGATAATCAGAGTCTAGTCCTCTAGTACGTAAGGTAGACAATGGTAAGACGATTTATGAAAATCGATCGGGCGCGTTCACTTCTGGTGGAGCTTGAGCAACTGGTTAGAGACGTGAGGGTGTTCGAATACATCGTGGAAACCGATTATCAAATCGGAAGAAGATGGACTAGGGCGAGAGAGATTCCTGAGGCATCTGAGAAAATTTCTGCTGTCGTTGGTGATGTGCTCCAAAATCTCAGATCGGCATTGGATCATGCATTCTGGGATGTGGTATCACCGCACGCAGAAGAAAAGAAAAAAAGAGACGTGCAATTTCCTTATTCGCGTGATGCTGATGGATGGGGGCGGCAACTTGAGACGCGCAGCGTAGATAAGGTCAGTGAAGATTTCTACGAGTACATAAAAAGCTTGCGCGTCTATCCGGGCGGAGGAAGTGAGAACTTGGTTATGGTTCATGAATTCAATATCCGCGACAAGCACAGGTCAGCAATTCCGCTTTGTGATTTCAAAAAAATCACATCTTCAGATATTGCTGCATATGTCCACGATTTCCCTCGGGGTTTCTTTAATTGCTCATTGGGCGGGGCGGAAAAGGATTTCGGTTGGTCAGTGCCAGTGAGGCCTCTTCCCAAGAAAAAAATGAGAGGTGGAGCTCCATCCAAAAAAATAGCATGCAGGGTTATTCCGGTGGATGTGGGGGTTTGTTTTCAAATGGCGGGAACTCATCAACGTGTTTCCGTGAACGAATTTCTATCTCCAGTAATAGATGAAATTGAGACGGTAGTGAAGAAAATTCACTCTTTCGCTTAATCGAAACATCTTCCGTTCGTCCCGTATTCACGATTCGTGTGGCACGGCCTGAGGGGATGAATTCAGGGAAGAATAAGGGTTGTGTGGGGGATTGTTCGTAAATCGTTAGTTTTTCAAATCAAATGCTTACGCCTCACGAAACCCGGTACAATCCAGTCGCACGCGTTCGAACCCCGCGACAAGTGTGAGTCGGCTCACATGGGGGCTTCTTTTTTCCACTGAACCTGGGTTGAGCTTGGATGCGGTAGCGGAAGATCGCCCCCGACTGCGACATCGTCAGCAGAGCGCCATTCCCCGGTACGCCGGTCCACATGTAAAAGCCGCGTACTGCCGCGCTTCGCGATGAGCATCAGCCCGATCAATCCATCGTCGGTTTCCGGATAGAACCCCGACTGGAACACCACGATCCGCGAGAACGTGTCGGCCACGAGCTGGCGCGCCTGCATGCGGGCGTCATAGTCGAGTTCCTCGACGCCGCGCACGAGCGCTGACCAGGCGTCTGCCGCGGCCGGCGCCTCGGTGGACGCCGCCGCATGCACCCGCAGCTCAAGCGCCCCGCAGCGATGACGCTCGCGCTCCAGTTCCGCCTCCATGTCCCGCATCCTCTTCAGCAGCGCTGCCGGCGCCTGCTCCTCGTCGGTCAGCAGCGCGTCCGTGACGCGACCTATCTGGCGCTCCAGGTCCGCGACGGCGGCGCGCGCGCGAGCGAGTTCGGCGTTCAGCGCTGTCATGCCGCTGTCGCCCTCCAGCAGCCGCGTGAGGTTCATCTGGTCCGAGCAATAGAGCATCAGCGCGCGCTCGACCGGCGCGACGCTGCAACTCCCGCTGACCTTGCAGCCGGCGCTGGAACTATAGGTCACGCAGTGCAGCCGCCGGTGGCCAGGGTAGGGCAGACCGTTTTCCATGCGCCGGCGGTTCATGATGTTCTGGCCGACGACCGCCGCGCCGCAGTAACCGCAGTAGGTGATGCCGAGTCCGGTCACCACGCCCGGGATCTCGCCTTTTCCTTTCCGGCGGCCACGCTCGCCGGCCGCGTTGCGCAGGTCCGCGAACTCGGCCGGGCTGAGCACCGGCGGGTAGTAGCCCTCGAGCCGGAATTGCTCGCCGTCGAGCTCGACCGTCTTCTCGCCGATAAGCATCCGATTCGCCAGCAGCTTGTAGATCTGGGTCGCCTTGGGCAGGCCGGCGTTCGTGATCGTCATGCCGCGCTCGTGCAGATCGCGCAGCGTGCGCACGGCGCCGTGCCCCTTCTTGTACATCTCGACCACGACGCGGATGGCAGCAGCCCGCTCCGGGATCAACTCGAACCTGCCGTCCACCTCGCGCACCCATTGCGGGTCCTTGCCGACCCGGACCGGCGCGCGCCAGGTGCCGGCGATCCATCCTTGGCACTGGCGCCGGATCGCCGCCTTCACGCGCTTGCTCTTGGTGTCGGATTCCTCGTGCGCCCGGATCATCACCAGCAGGCTGTAGACTAGATCCATCGGCTGCGCCTTGAGGCGCTCGCGGTTGTACTCGCGGCCGTCGCTGGCCGTCACCACCGTGATGCCGGCGTTGACGATCTGGGCGAGCTGCGCCTGGGCCTGCAGCGGCTCGGCGCGGCTCAGGCGATCCAGCCCCTCGACGATCAGGACGGAGCCGGGCGGCACGTGGCCGTCTTCGACGGCGCGCAGGAACACGCCCAGCGCGCCCTGCTTGACGTGGCGCTGGTGGTAGGCGGACAGCCCTTCATCGCGCAGCGAAAGCGACGCATCCAGCAGCAGTTCGCGCTCCGCCGCCCAGCGCGCGGCGTACTCGAGTTGCCGATCGACGCTGCCGCCAGCCGCTTGTTTTGGATCGCTGAACCGTAAATAGCTGTAAACTCTCGCTTTTGCCGCCAT